CACGCTCAGGGCCGTCGACGCGACGCGGGCTGCGTTCGCCTCGGTGCAAAATTCGCTGCAACGGGTCGAGAACAGCACCCGCGGTCTCGCGCGCATTACCAAGCTAGCCTTCGGCGGCGAGGCTGTTCTCGGCACGCTGAATATGATGAAGCAGCGACTGGATAAAGTCGCTATGGCTGGCGAGGATATGGGCTTTAGCGATGAGCAGATCGCGAGCGCCATCAGGATGGAGCAGGCCGTCGAGGGCGTGCTCAATTTTCTAACCAAAATTCCGATTATGCTGACGCAAGTCGGCATCAACATCGGCAACGTGCTCAACCCCGACTCGATGAAGTCGGCGACGGAGGTCATCCGTAACTTCAAGGCTGACCGAGCCAAAAAGGAAATCGCTTCGATCACCGAGGAAACGATCAAGCTCCAGGTTGAGATGGATCGCCTCAATATGACCGAGCGCGAGCTTGCGGATGCGCTGATGGGCGACGCAGCCAAGGCGTTCAAGGCCGCGGTCGATGCCTTCGAGCGCGATCCTGAAAAGGGCTTCCGACTTCAGAAGGACGCGCTCGCAATTCTGGCGCAGCGCGAGCAGCTGCTAAAGCAGATCAGCAAAGCAGAGCTGGACGCGAACAAGGATCTAAATGCCGCACGCGACAGCCGTCGGCAGGCGGAGCTAGAACTGGAGGGAGTCGGAAAGACGGCGCTTACGACTCAGCAGGAGCTTAATCTACTCTACCGAGATGAGGCTTCCCTAGTTGAGTTCATCAACAATCTGAAGGGAAATTCGGTCGAGGTTCTGAAGCTCGAGACCGATGCAGAGAATAAGCTCAAGGACGTGATCGAGAAGATCGTCGCACTAGAGAAGGAGCGCCGCTCTTTTGGAATGGAGTTCGGAGCAACCATTTCCCAGTCATTTGAGGACGCCATTCTCTCCGGCACCAAGCTGCGCGAGGTTCTGCGCGCACTCGGCCAGGATCTGCTGCGGCTGATCTTCCGCGAGCAAGTGACGAAGCCGATGGCGAGCGGCCTAGGGAAGTTCTTCGCGGATCTCTTCACCGGCCGCGCATCTGGCGGACCCGTCACCGGAGGCACGCCGTACCTCGTCGGCGAAAAGGGGCCGGAGCTCTTTATGCCGGCCTCGTCCGGCAGCATTGTGCCGAACAATCGCCTTGGCTCGAGCGGAGGCGGATCAACTGGCGTGACGATCAATTACCACATCGCCGCTGGCGTCACTCGCGCCGAGCTCGTGCCGATCCTCGAGACGGAGCGGAAGCGCTTGAAGGCCGAGATCCCCGATATGGTGCGCCGCGGTGGCGCCTACCGCGCAGCGTTCGCCTAAGCTATGGCAATTTCCTATCCACTCACGCCGCCGTCTCCGTTCCGCATCTCGAAGCTGACGCTGTCTGGAATGAGCGCGACCTCGCGCAACGTCTCGCCGTTCACGTTCCAGACGCAGCAATACAACTGGCCAGGGCAGGCGTGGATGGGCTCTGTCGAGTGCCCGCCTATGACGCGCGCCGCGGCCGAGGAGGTGATCGGCTTCCTGCTGGCAGCGCAGCGCGGCACATTTTACTTCCAGGACTACGCCAACACCTCAGCGCGGGGCAACGTGACCGGCACGCTGACCGTCAGCAGCGCGACCGCCAACACCTCGACTCTCGGCATCTCCGGCGCGACCGGCACCTTCGCGGTGGGAGACTGGCTCCAGATCTCGACGTCGCTCTACAAAGTCGTCCAGGTCAATTCCTCGAGCAGCGTCGATCTATTCCCGGTCCTGCGCTCAAGCTACACCGGAGGCACCGCGATCACCTACTCGAACGCCAAGGGCGTCTTTCGGCTGGCCGAGTCTCGCACCGAGTGGTCGATTGAGTTAGCTAGCATCTACGGCATCACCTTTTCCATCGTGGAGGACGTCGCGCAATGAGCATTACAACCGCAGGCCGCACGCTCTCGGCCGATATGGTGAGCGAGGTGACGACGGTGCAGCTGGCGCCGGTCATCCTCGTCTCGCTTAGTTTCCCTTCGGCGTACACGCGCCTTTGGAGCGGCTACGGTACGATCACTTACGGCGGCGCGCCATATCTCGGCATCGGAACCCTCGGCACCATTTCCCCGATTGAGGAGACAACCGACCTCGCAGCCCGCGGCATCTCAATGCGGCTCTCGGGCGTGCCTACCGCAAACATCGCGCTTGCGTTGACCGAGGATTACCAGGGCCGAGAGTGCACGGTGCTCTTCGGCGCTCTCTCGACCACAGCCGGAACGCTAATCTCTTCGCCGGTGACCGTCTTCCAGGGGAGAATGGACGTGATGCAGATCTCGGACAACGGCCAGTCCGCCGATATCACGATGACGGCCGAGAATCGGCTGGTTGATTTCAAGCGACCGCGCGAGGTGCGATACACGCACGAGGAGCAAGCGACTTTGTTCCCCGGCGATCTCGGTCTGGAGTTCGTGACCGCGATCCAAGAAAAGTCAATTTACTGGGGAAACCCGAATCAAGCCCAGCAAACGGATTGGAACGCTGGCGATAAGACAATCCCCGCAGAGTACGAATGAAGGCTGCCGACATTCCCGCGGAGCTTGTGCGCTTCATCGAGGAGCGGCGCAGCCAGCCGTTCGCGTGGGGCGCGAATGACTGCTGTCTATTTGCGGCCGACTGGGTCGCGCGGGCAACTGGCCGAGATCCCGCGGCGCACTACCGCGGCACCTATTCGAGCGGCATCGGCGCGCAGCGCATCATCGACAAGGCCGGAGGGATTCTGGAACTGGCGCGCGAGCTTGGGCTCGAGCCGACGCAGATCGGCCTTGCTCGCCGCGGTGACGTGATCGCCCGCGACGTCGGAAACGGCATCGGGCTGGGCGTCTGCGTGGGTAACGCTGCCGCCTTCGTTGGCCGAGATGGGCTTGGGTTCCTCGACCTCGACGGTGCCGTCTGCTGGCGCCTCTAATTATGCCGCAACTCGGAGCTTATCTCTACCAACTCTACGTCGCATACGCGGCGCAGATTGCATCTGCGGTGGTCAAGTTCGTTGCTTACGCCGCAGCATCAATGGCGGTTAGTAAGCTTCTCCAAAAAAAGCCTCCTGGTTTTGGAGATCCGTCGCTGTCAGATCGGACGCAGATGATACGGTCGCCGACGTCGGCACGTGCGATAGTCTACGGCCAGACGCGCACATCGGGGACGCTGGTTTACATCTCAACAACCGGAACGGATAACGAGTATTTGCACCTCGTGCTCGCGATTGCAGGCCACGAGGTCGAGGAAATCGGCGACGTTTACTTCAACGAAGACCTCGCGCTTACGGGCGCGGGCAGCGCTGCCCAGGGCCGCTTTACGGGCTACGCCGAGATCTACAAGAAGCTTGGCAGCGACACGCAGACCGTCGAAACGAACCTTGAGGCCGCGACCTCGGGCCTAACTGATGGCAAGTGGACGAGCAACCATCGGCTCCGCGGCATCGCGTACATTTACGTGCGCCTCGTCTGGAGCCAAGAAGTCTGGACCGGCGGCATCCCGAACATCTCTGCGGTGGTCAAGGGCAAAAAGGTCTACGATCCGCGCACGGCGACGACGGCTTATTCGGCCAACGCTGCGCTCTGCCTGCGGGACTACTTGACCAGTTCGCTGGGTATGGCGATGGACGCAGCCGAGATCGACGACACGGCGGTCAGCGCCGCGGCGAATATCTGCGACGAGCAAGTCGAGATCAAGCCGATCACCACGCCGGCCACCTACGAGAACCGCTACGAGGCAAACGGAGTGCTCTACACGAGCGCCTCGCCCGACGAGAACATCGGAAAGCTGATCTCCGCGATGGGCGGCCTGATCGCCTACTCGGGCGGCAAGGTGATTGTCTACGCGGGCGGCTATCGGATTCCGACCGTTACGCTAACCGAAAAACACTTTGCCGGTCCGATGATGGTTCAGACCAAGACATCGGCTCGCGACCGTGTAAACGGAGTCAAGGGCGTCTATGTCTCGCCGCAAAATGACTGGCAGGCGTCCGACTTCCCGCAGATTACTTCGACCACTTACGTAACCAAGGACGCCGGCATCCGCTACTGGCGCGACGTGGCGCTGCCGTTCACGACCTCGCCCTCCTGCGCGCAGCGGCTGGCCGTCATCGAGCTTCGCCGCGCCCGCGAGGAGATCACGATGACCGCGCGCTTCCGGCTGGAGGCGATGCAAGTGCGGGCCGGTGATACGGTGATGATCACCAACGCAAAGATGGGCTGGAGCCAGAAGGTCTTCGAGGTCATCGAGTGGAACTTCGCGAGCGACGGGGATCCCCCGCAGCCGGCGATTGATATGACGATGCGCGAGACGGCGTCGACGGTCTACGACTGGACGGTGAATGACGAGGTTTACGTCGACGATGCGCCGAACACGACGCTGCCAAATCCGTTTACTCTCTCCGCGCCGACGAACCTGACGCTGACCGCGGACGGAACGACGCAGCAGATCCAAGCGGACGGCACAGCGCTGCCTCGCATCCTCGTCTCGTGGTCTGCGCCGGCTGAGGAGTTTATCCAGGCCGGCGGCAACGTAGGGATCGAATACAAGGAAAGCACCTCGACGACCTATCTTACGTGGAACACCGTCCCCGGCGATCAGACGAGGGATTACATCTCAAGCGACGTTAAGATCGGTACAACCTACAACGTCCGCATCTTCGGCGAGAGCTTCTTTAAGGTCTCGACGTCCTACGTCAGCGCGACGGTCAACGTGCAGAAGGACACGGTCGCGCCCAGCATCCCGACGAACCTCGTCGCGACCATCGGAACGGGCTCCGCGGTGGGCCTCGACTGGGACGATTCGACCGCGCCCGACTTCTCTGAGTACGGCATCTACCGCAACACGACCGGCGTCACGCCGGCCAACGCGAACACGAACAAGATCGCCGAGGTCGACGCATCGCGCTTCGTCGACGTGGACGTCGCGGTAGGCACGACGTATTATTACTGGGTCAACGCCTACGATGCGCTCGAGAACGTGTCCGGCTTCGCGACCCGCGTGCAAGCGACGCCAGTCGCGATCACCGCCGGCGCCGTCTCCAACGTCGCACCGTCCACGCCGAACGCTCCGACCTATGCAAGCGAGACGACCTACCTCGCGAGCGACGGCACCGCGGTAGCTCGCATCACGGTGACGGCGCCTGCAATGCCGACGGGTGGCGCGGTGCTCCAGATCCTCTATCGGCGCAGCGGGGCAAGCGAATACGTCGTCGCGAACGTGCTGTCGTCGGGCTCAATCGCGGCGTCCATCGACGACCTTTTTCCTGGAGTCGCTTACGAGTTCGCGGCCCGCGCGCTGTCGTTCTCCAACGCGGCAAGCGCGATCTCGGCTACGCTTTCGCGCACGGCTCCTAACTACTCGGGCACGGTGACGACGCCGACCGGTGGCACGATCACGAGCGACGGCGTAAAGCCGAAGTATTTCCCCGGCACAACGTCCTTTGTTTTCGGAACACGAGTCGGCTGGGCCGCCAACACTCAATCCGACTTTGCGTATTACGAGGTCAAGGCAACGACGACGGATTCTGATGGGGCCACGAACTACAGTTGGACGCCTCTCGACGGCGCCAACTTTTTCGTCACGACTCGCGCGACCGAGTGCTTTCTCTACAGCGCAACCCTAGTGGCCGGCTATGTTCGCGTTCGCGCAGTCAATCGCACGGGCACCGCATCCGCCTGGGCCTCGCTTGGCAACGCCAACGCCGTAGGCAATGCCTCCATTGGCACCGGCGACATCTCAAAGTATGACGACTCGGACGTCACGACGACCGGCATCAAGACCGGCGGCGGAAGCAGCACGCGGCAGATTAACGTCATCTTCTCGGACTCGGTCGTCGTCACGCTGGCCGGAGGCGCTACCACCGAGAGCTTCAACGTGTCGCTGACCAACCGCGGCTTCGGGGCCAAGCCTGACATCGGCACCGCGCAATGCGCTTCAAACGCGAACCTCGTCGCGGCCTACGACTTCGACGCGGCGGGCAACTCAAGCACCAACGCCGTGGTGCGCGTGACCACGCTCGACGGGACCAACGTCCCAGCCGGGAACGCGCGCTTCTCGGTCGAGTTCACCGAATACACCTGACGACTATGGCTCTCCAGAAAACCTTCAACCTTCCGAGCGGCATCTCGGGCAACTACATCCGCCTCGTCGCGCACCGCTGGGACCGCGCCGCGCGGGAGTCGTCTGCGCTGTTCGCGCTCTACGTCGACTCGGCCGCGGCTCAGTCAGGCAAGGCTCCGCTGACGCCGTGGATCGCGAAGCTCTGGCTGCGCGGCGACAAGTTCGACCAGTATCTGAGCAACGCGGAGCTGTCGACGCCTGGCATCCTCGCGCAGCTTTACGTGGCCGCGAAGGCGGAGCCGCTGTCGTGCGACTTCGGCAGCGATGCGCTCGCGGACGCCGTCGACGTCTGACTGTCAGATTCAGCCGGATAGAATTTTGAGAAAAAGAGTTGACTGCGGCGGGCGCGTCTGCATTGTCGGTGGTGTCGGAGGCAATCACGCCCGAGACACCACAACGACAAATGACCGCTCCCATCCAATCCGGCCAGGTTCTCGAAGCTCGCAGCGCTTGTGATTACGACTGCGTCTTCTCAGTAAAGGTTATCGACCGCAAGGGCTCCTTCGCTACGGTCGAGGCTCACGGCAGCACGAAGCGCGTGAAGATCCGCAGCGATGACCGCGGCGAGTACGTCTACGCGCTCGGCAAGTATTCGATGGCGCCGATCTTCCGCGCGGAGGTGGCGTCGTGAAGCTCCTCCTCGCGCTCCTCGCGCTGGCATCCGCCAGCCACGCCGCTCCGCCGGAAAGCTTCTGGCGGGCGTTGCACCAGGTCGAGACCAGCGGCCGCCACGGCGCCATCCTTGGCGACAACGGCAAGAGCCTCGGCCCGCTCCAGATCTCGCGCGCGTATCACGCCGACTCGCGAGTAGCCGGCAGCTACGAGCAGGTCACCGACCTCGCCTACGCGCGCCGCGTCGCGACCGCCTACCTCAAGCGGTACGCGCCGCAGGCTTGGGAAGCTGGCGACGTGGCGACGCTGGCGCGGATACACAACGGCGGCCCGACCGGACACAAGAAGACGGTGACGCTGGGCTACGCCGACAGGGTGCGGAGGGCGATGCGATGAGCTACGAGGCGTTCCTAGATGCGAAGCGGCACGTCGGAGCAAAGCACGGATTTGAGCCGGCGTTTATCCCCGACAAGCTTTTCGACTTCCAGCGCGCGCTCGTGACGTGGGCGGTGCAGCGCGGACGCTCTGCCATCTTTGCCGATTGCGGGTTGGGCAAGACAGCGATCCAGCTTTCGTTTGCCGAGAACATCGTGCGGCACACGAATAAACCCGTGCTCGTACTGACTCCGCTTGCGGTTGCGCGGCAGGCCGTCGAGGAGGGGGCGAAGTTCGGCATCGATTGCGTCCGCTCTTCGGACGGATCCTTTCCGCCTGGGGCTCGCGTGGTCATTACCAATTACCAGAGGCTCCACCACTTCGACCGCAATCAATTCGCGGGCGTAGTCTGCGATGAGTCTTCAATCCTAAAGAACTTCGACGGGATGACGAAGTCGGCCGTGACTGACTTCGCGCGGAAGATTCCGTATCGGTTGCTTTGCACCGCGACGGCTGCGCCGAATGATTACATCGAGCTCGGGACGTCAAGCGAAGCGCTCGGAGAGATGGGGTTTTCCGATATGCTCGGGCGCTTCTTTAAGAAGCAGGGGCCAACAACCTCGCGGTCGGACGAGCACCGCGCGGGAGTGTGGAGATTCCGCGGCCATTCCGAACGCGACTTTTGGCGCTGGGTCTGCTCCTGGGCGCGCGCCGTTCGCCGGCCGAGCGATATGGGATGCGACGACGGGCCGTTCATCCTTCCGAAACTTACAACCAGGGAACACGTCGTGACGGCGCGCAGTCAGCGCGACGGGATGCTGTTTGATCTGCCGGCAATGACGCTTCAGGAACAGCGAGAAGAAAGGCGGCGCACGATTGCCGAGCGGTGCGAATTGGTAGCAAGCCTGGTCGGAAACACAGGCCGGCCGGCGGTGGTCTGGTGCCATCTAAACGACGAGGGAAAGATGCTCGGCAGACTGATCGAGGATGCAGCCGAGGTCTCTGGCGATGACGACGACGACAAAAAGGAGGAGACGTTTGAGGCGTTTGCGGCCGGCAAATTGCGCGTCCTAATCACCAAGCCGCAGATCGCCGGCTTTGGGCTGAACTGGCAGCATTGCGCGCACCAGACGTTCTTCCCGTCCCACTCGTTTGAGCAATGGTATCAGGCGGTCCGTCGCTGCTGGCGTTTCGGTCAGAAGCGCGACGTCGTGATTGATGTCGTGGCTTCCGAGGGAGAGTCTGGCGTGGTCTCTAATCTTCAGCGCAAGGCCGATCAGGCGGACGCGATGTTCAAGCATCTCGTCGCGCTAATCAACGACGAGCTCCGAATCGAAGGAGCAAAACATACCAAGTTAAATCCCGTTTTCCCCAATTGGTTATGAACAACGACAAACAACATATCACGGAGCGCTTCGCGCTCTACAACTCAGACTGCATTGACGTTATGCGCGCGATGCCTGACGGGTCGATTGACCTCTCGGTCTATTCGCCTCCGTTCTGCGGCCTATACAACTACAGCAGCAGCGAGCGCGACCTATCGAACTGCCGATCCTACTCCGAGTTTTTCGAGCATTACGATTACGTGATCTCGGAACTTGCGAGGCTTACGAAGCCAGGGCGCATCACGGCGGTGCATTGTATGGACGTGGCCGGAACGGGCAACGGCCCTACGGCTAAGATGGGCATCGCGGCGAATGTAGGGTCTGGGCTGATTGACTTCCCCGGCGACATCATCCGAGCTCACGAGCGCCACGGTTTCCAGTTCTGTATGCGGCGAGTGATCTGGAAGGAGCCGCTCGGAGTTCGACTTCGGACGATGGCTAAGGGGCTTGCACACGCGCAGATCGTGGAGGATTCGACTCTATGTGACGTGGCCGGCGGTGATTACCTGCTTTGCTTCCGAAAGAAGGGAGAAAACCCAATACCAGTAGCGCATCCGACCGGGCTCCACTCATACGCCGGCGAGCGTCAAATGCCTCGGGAGCTACTCGAGTGGAAAGGTCACGAGGGCAAGCAGACGGAGAACCGATTCTCACATTGGATCTGGCGCCAGTATGCGTCGTGCGTCTGGGATGACATCCGAATCGAGAACGTCCTCGCCTATGAGGAGAGCCGAGACAAGGACGACGAGCGCCACGTTCATCCGCTCCAGCTTGACGTTATCGAGAGGGCGGTGGTGCTTTGGTCCAACCCTGGCGAGGTCGTCTTCACGCCGTTTATGGGAGTCGGATCCGAGGTTTATGGCGCCGTGCTAAATGGCCGGCGCGGCGTAGGGGTTGAGCTCAAGCCGAGCTATTTCCGACAGGCGGTGCGAAACCTTTCGCAGATTGAGCGCGACTCTAAGACCGGCGAACTGAATCTCGTATGATACCCAAGATGATCGCCAAGGCACTACTCGCCGGCAAGACGCCAAAGGAGTTCGCGCACGAGGCCGGCATCTCGGTCTCGTGGGCTTATCGGCTCGCGTGGGACGCTGGCTTCAAGTCGGTTTACATCTCGCGCGAGGAACAGAAGATGATCGATAAACGGAGGGCCAGCCGATGAACCGCGCGACCAAGGCGCTGTTCGCGTCGGGCATCGCCTATTCGCACTACGCGCTCGGCAAGGCGGTCGTCTTTCGCGATCAATCCAAGCGGCAGCACAGCTTGCTCAACCAGCGGCTTCTGCGCCAGTCGATGCGCGATCAGGCGCTCGCTTACGCACGGGAGGTACGCTGGCTCCGCTATGCAAAATAACTTCAACCGCACTCAGCCGATCAAGAACCTGACCGGCGGCGGCCACTCCGCGGCGCGCTACACGGGCACGCACGGGCACATCCAACGTTCGGCGTACTGGTGCTTCATCCCCGGCGAGGGCTGGGTTAAGTGGAAGGAGCTCTACGATCAA